AAACTTGTGAAGCAACATTCACAAAATTGTTCAATCCAGTTTCAAACTTCTCCATCATCACATCAAAATTCAAACTTGTCAAGAGTGCTGATTCATTCGCTTGATTTGTACCCTCTTCGAGTGTCTGGAATAGCTTTGCAACTAGCGGTTGTGCTTTTGTTGTTGAAGTTATTATTGGTTTTATAGGGTCAAAATAGAGAGGTGAACCGCTAGAATCAGGAGCTTGTTGAGATGTGGACCCTCCTCCTCCAGTTTGACCTCCAGCGGAAGTGATGTTTTGAATTGCTTTCAATTGGTCTTCAAGTGAACTCGTTGTATCATCAACATCTCCCTCAAGTTCTTTTTGTTCTTTTCCCAGAGCATTCAATGCAGTAGTTGCAGCAACATATTTAGGAGTCGCAAGAACTCCAATCGTGTTGGCGAACTTCAATAAGACTTTTGCAGTCACTTGACCTACACTCCCCAAACTGATTGCGGTCTGAAGGAACTTATTCATATCAACCAAAGCGAATCCAATACCAGCAGTTAACGCAACAACAGCGGTCAGAAGAATTGTGAATGGATTTGTAGCAAGAACAACAGAAAGAGTTCTTATCAAACCAATAATTGAACCGATTGCAGTTGATAATTGACCAATGATAAGAATTAAAGGACCAACAACAGCAGCAATCCCAGCAAAACGAATGATGCTTTCTTTTTGTTCTGTTGTAAGATTTCTCAATCTTTCTGCTAGAGAGGTAAGACTTGTTTTGAGTGGTTCAATATTTTCAAGAATTAGTTTTCCGAACTCTTCACTAACATCTCCAAGAGTGTTTTTTAATTGCTCAAAAGGACCAAGTCCAGCTTTTGCAGCGGCTTCGGCTGCTCCTCCATATTGCTTTTCTAATTCATCAAGGATGATTGTTTGTGCATCAGCTAGTCTGTTTGTTTCAGCAAGAGATTTGATGACTTCTTTTTGCTCAGAGCTAAATTGAATCCCGCTTCTGCTCAATGCTGATAAATTAGCAACTGGATCATTCAATGCTTTTCCTAATTGAATTGAAGCACTTTTCAAATCTCCATCCAATCGAGTAGCTAAATTCAGAGCAGCAACCTGAGTTCTTTCAAATTGTTCACCAGCTATATTTGTGAAAGTAAGAAGTTGAGCAGTTGCATCTTTAAGGATTACCTCATCACCAAAGATAGTTTTTGCTTGTAAATCAGAAGCCATCTTTTGAAGTTGATCTGATGTAAAACCAGCAGCGTGTCCAGTGCTTATCAAACCAGCATCAACTTGGGCAATCGCTTTCGCTTGGTCATCAAAAGCTTTGACAGAAGCAACTCCAAGAGCAGCGATGGGAAGAGTCAAATTTCTGCTCATTGTTTGACCAGTCCTCTTCATAGTTCTTCCAAACTTCTTCATAGAGGATGATGCTTTTCTCAATCCGTTTTGAAAGTCCTTGTCATTAAGTTGGAGCTTAACCGAGAGTCTTTTTTCCGCCATCTTTTTGGGTGTTTAGCTGTTTATATAATTTGATTGCATACTCTGCTCGTTTTCTTCTTTCTTCAAGAGTGTCTTTTGTCTTAAATTCCTTTTTCTCCCATTCAAACTCAATCAAGTCTTTTGGAGATAGTTTTTTACTTTTTTTTGTGTGTGGTTGTAAAAACACGCATCCAAGCCATCTCACTCTTTCCCACTCAAATCTCTCTTTCATTTCCCTCACCTCGTTTCTTCCTCTTTGAATAAGAAAGAACTCGTGAAAGGTTAAGTTCCAAAATTCTTCTGGAAGCAATCCGAGTCCATACGCACTCGCTTCCAAATCATCCCACTCTATTTCTTGGGAGCTTTCTTTTTGCTCCCTTTCTCGTTTCCCACCTTTTCAGATTCTTTTGCTGAGAACTGCTCAGAGAACACATCCATCACTTTTTGAAGTGCATCAAAGTCATCATCCAAGATGTCAGCAATATCATCTACCGAGAGAGAAAATTCTTTTCCAGCTTTTCTCGCTCCATCAGTGAGTCCAGCTTTTATCAAAAAACAAGCATCATCAAGAGATAGGTCTTGACCTAGCTTGTCCAAGTCTGTTAGTTTTCTGTTGGTTTCTTTACAGAATAATCTCAGAGCATTCATTCCGAATCTTACTGGATAATCTGTTCCGTTTATTATTACGATTTCAAACATTGTTGTTGTTTTTGTTGGTTAAAAAATGTCGGCTGGAGGAGGACACAAAGTCCAACCCCCCAACCAACAATGAAAATTAAATAGAAGTCTGAGTAATCTGTCCAGTTCCCTCGATTGCACAAGAGTAAGTTGGAGCATCTTCCACACCACCACTAATTTCTAGTGAAGTGATAAATCCAGAGCCAGTGTATTTGTAACCAGCTTGAACATCAAGAGCAAAAGTGAAAGTCACTGAAGTTCTATTGTCTAATTGTGTAAAGATTTCATCTGGGTCAGTTGATGAACCAGTTGAAGTAAAATCCATTAATCCATCAGCAGAAAGAGAGAAAGACTTTTGTCCTCCAATTAAATCTCTGTATCCACTTGAATCTTTTGAGCTTACATCAATAGTATCAGCATTGATACTGATTGAGCAGCTTGTTGAGTGAAGTAGCTTGAACTCATCAGCAGCTCCGTTAGCTGCTTGGACCTTCAAGACTAAATCTGTTCCATTAAAAATTGCCATTTTTTTAGATTTAAGTTATTAGTAATTAGTTATCCAAAGAAGGTCCAGATTCATCAAGAATCTCCTCTTTTTTAGATGCTTTTTTCGGTTCTCCTATTGCTTTCCAACTTTTGAGAACTCGGTATTCTTTTGGACCTAGTTCATAAGATTTTCCTTTTTCATAAGAAACTCCTCTAAACTCACAATCCTTTTTTATTTTATATTTCATATCTTATAAATTTATGTTGAATCTGAAATCCATATCCATCTGGTGAATCCCGTTATCACCAAAGCTATCATCGAAAGCATTTGATCCGCTTTCAAAGAAGCACTTATCTATCACTACTCCTCTAGTTGTTCCCGAATAATAATCAAG